AACTTATGTACAAAACTAAAATAAATGCACTTAAGGTTAGTTCTCGAACCTCAAATGCTACGTTTTAGCTTATAGGGGGTTGGCAAGTGCTTCGTACAATCCTTGATAGCCATACGTAGTAGCCGCTGGGGTTACTTGGTACAGATTCCCATTAAAAGGGGGGGCAAGGAAATGAAATGAAAAATCGTCTCCACAGGACATGGAAACGTAGTTAGTCAAGTCAGTACTTGAACAAGCAAAACCAAGGTTAGGTGCAGACATGTGTCCATTGCGGGTTGACTTATACAACTTGTCGCTATAATAAGGAATTTCCAATTCCATCATAGGGCGATTTGGAAATGATAAATCTAACCCGGGGATCATTCTATTCTGATCCATGTCTTTGGCAAAAATGGCAGTGTTATACACAACACCAAGAACATTGTTGCGCCTAATAACCTTAGCTCTTATTGAACCTCGCCAGAATAAATACAAAATGCCCCAAATTTCTTTTCCAATCACGGTAGTGGTGTACGACGTATCGCCAAAGTAAACCCAACCCGGGTTATTAGCACCGGCCGTAAGACCATAAGGGTAGTCTCGGTGGACAATATCACGCACGCTCTTAAATTCCTCAGGATAAATAACTGAATCAGGAACATAGGCTTTCATGCTAGGGTGTAACGGCTCAAACACATTAGTAAAGTCTGCTCTAGGATTACTAGTAGTTTGCACGAATTCCATCTCCAACTGTCTACCGAACCTCAGATCGTCAGCGCCTGACTTATAAACGTTAATCCAAATAGGTGTAGCAACCCCAGGCGTGGGTTGTGAATAAGACATAACGTGGACGTAAACATTCCAATAATGATTGTCACTATAAATATCACTCAATACCTCACTTTGGCAATAAGGGATAGTAAATTCAGTAGTGGTGTCGCCTTGAACGTCTACAATACGGTGATAACAATCCTGCCAATCCATAACATTCTGCGCCAAGTAGAAAACTAAGCGGGCGGAATGCATTAAGGATGCAGTAATGTACACCTTGAATTTGAACGAACCAGAATAGTACCTAAAGTTCTGTAACACAAAATCAACATACGTGAATCTGCCGGGATTAGGGTTAGGGTTCGTTGAAGCAACAATGGTGTCTGGAGTGGTGTCGTCAATTTTATACACAGACGTAAGCATAGGAGTGCCACAAACATAACTCAATGACATTTCATCTTGACTAACACCACCAACATCTGGCACCACTGAAAGCATAGCTTCGGGGTCCATAGTAGCCTTGTTAGTAACACTCAGGCCTCTTCCATTAGCAAATCGAGGAACAACGGTCTCTTGGACGATAGTCGTTGCAGCAACGCTACCTGGCTTATCTAATGACATTACTGCACCGGTTATAGTGTGGGCAGCAACTGCACTGGCAGTACGCTTAAAGATAGAGACAAACGGTTTAGCAAAGTTTCTAACCGCTAAAGCCCCACCTGACACGACTGAACTAGTGTATTTGCTCGCCACGCTCATAGCCTCAGACTTGGCAATCGCCTCTCTTTTACTAGTGGTGACTACAAAACTACTGGATAATGTGTCCCTGGGCAGAGCAAGTTCTGCATCAATGAATTGTGCAGTGACTACCACCCTACAATTATCAGAATCACCAGTTATGTTTGTAAGTGGGTTTAAAACCATAAACTTGACTCTACCCATCTCATCTTCAACGTAATTAGTTAGATCAATAAATCGTTTGGGGGATATAAATGGGATGTCGAGATAAACGGTGTCGCTGGATGATGCGGAAACCAACACATGGGGGTAACCAGTGGGTCTATACACATCATTAAACGCACCCTCTCTAGCATACCTATCATCAGGAACATAGTAAACCAACAGTTTACCAAACAAAAACCTGGAACTCTGAACTCGAACTCCGACTCGGATACCAGCACGAAATAAAGAAAAATCAGATGCCTTAGTGGCAATATAGTTTTGAGAAAATAGGGCAGAGGGAAAGGTAACATCAGGGTAACTGATAACCATACCATCGTCCGTCTTCCATATGAAGCTTGAAACCTCATATTGTCTATCCATGCTTTTGTTCATATCAAAAACTTCCATATTACACGTTTGATAAACACCTTGATACACCTCGCTATTAACTTGGGTGTGTGTGACTTCAGTAGCATCTTGGTAAACACCAAGTTGCTCTTGTTGAGTTGTCTCTGGGACATTCAATGCCCTATCATTCAACTCAGAATTAGTGGTTGAAAACACACTATTATTAACACCAGCCATTTCAGTAAAACTTAATTCTACAAAACCTTGTGGTTTAACGACTTCAAGGTAAGAGTCGCGTTGTCTATGATTAAGAGACTCCAACTGCACAACTGCTTCAGTCGGGTCAATATACATCTCACGTATATACTGCCTATAAGATAACAAGCTATTTCTTATACAGCAACACGTGGGATGATCCAAGCGTTCCTCACAGACTTGCAAAAACTGTTGAGAAACGCGTGTGAATGTTTCCTCATCAAAATGGGACAACTCCCTAAACATCGAACTAGCCATTGATGGTAGGGTAATGCCCTCATCAACGCTACTATTACTATAAAAAGGTATTTCGGTAATGACACTCATTTCGAGTGGACAACGCAAATGTCCAGCAACAAAACTAAATTTCCTACCTAAGTACCTTATAGTGAACAGAGTGTCGGTAATTTCACTCTCTTTCTTGGACCAATGAGTATATTCCATTCCAAATCTGCGCTTAATATGCCTAGCGATGCTACTACAATTCAAGCCGGAACGATTGACGGCTATAACATTGTCATCACCGTAAACAACCATCTCGAATTCATCAGGGCTTAAACCCAGGTCTAACAACAACACCGTCAACAACATAATCATATTGCCAACAGAGTTGTATTCGCCTGTCATACCATGCCCAGATGGACAACCATCAAAAACTCTATATAACTTATTATAAATAATATGCACGGCTGAGAATATGTGCTCAAATAAGAGCTCTCTAACTCGCGCATTAATCGGGCCATCATTGTACCACCAATTGATGATACGAAGTACGATTCTACCAACAAAAGCTGGGTAATTGCCATCAAAGTTAGCATAATCACCTGCTATAACTGATTTAGCCTTAGCAGACAGCCTCTTATAAATCAATAACCAATCTAAAGAAGCACAATTAATACCAATGCTAATCGGGCACAAAGCAGCAAGTGAGTGAATATACAACATAAAATCTAGGAAATACATTCGAACTAATATCAAGTACAATAATGGACAAGTAGATATCATACGAGTTTTACCCGCATCAACTTTATCTATAGGGCGAGTTTCATCCTTAAGAACATCTGCCCAAATAACCTCGATGTTCTCACCACGAATTAACTGCTGTTGTGCAGAAAGCACTTCTTGGAGGAAAACCGGATCATATTGCATGATATCATCCTCATCCCTATATATGTAAGGCATTTTACCTTTAGTAGCATTCAAACTTTTAGGCCACCCGGCTGAAGTGCCAATACATACACTAGTAGAATCAACATCATCTCTACCTCGGAGTGCCTCGAATGGGTCTAAGACCTTCGATGGGGCACGAGGGTAACATTTCTTAATGTAATCAACAACTTCTTCTGGAATCTCTGTTTCAGGTGTCCAGTATTGCTTGAGCTTACTCATAGCTTTGTATAAAGGGTCAATACGATTACCTTCACTATTAGTAAACACCGTCATATGGGCTGGAACCTTAACTGGTTTTTGCGCATTCCACATAAATAAAGGTGTTTCAACTAACTTTGAGTGCCTAGGTGGATAGTGTGCCATACTAGTAGTGACTACCGATAGGACCTCATGAGGAAACTCAGTAGCATAAGGCTCGCTGAAACTCTTAATGACCTCATCTAATAACCCTTTCCACAAATATATAGCAAGTCCCACAACCCTACCACCACGCTTTGTTTTCCCAACATGCATGGCAATAGCCATTGGCGACCCGTCCGCTGTTTCTCTAGTAATTAAAGAGCCGGACTCACCCTGCTCAGAATCTCCAAAATACAACAATGGATGTTCAACTAACATGACTTGGCTAACAGCAGGGTAACTAAGAGGTTCATTGTAAGGGGATTTATGCACTTCCCTCACGTTATGAACATTATTCTTAGCGGTGATCATAGTGAGCGTAGTATTAACCTCCATCTCTGTGGCTTCTGTATCTTGAAAATATGCGTACGACGCAGGTGGTAGATTATAACCTTTTGGTAATTTAAAAAACACCATATCCTCGTCAGCAACATGGAAAGCCTCAAGCTGTTCAGAAATAGTAAACTGTTCCTTAGCTGTGACTATTTTGACTTCAAAACCAATAGCTTCAGAAAATTTAAGGTAAAAATGTGCTGGGACACAAATTATACCATCCCGAATGTGTATACCAACACAGGACTCACACTCGAGTGAGTCACCAATGGTGCCCCTAGCCAAGACGTAAAGCACGCTGCGTTTCAACCTATTCAAGCCAACGTTGTAATTAACAGATCTTGAGGTGGTTTCAACAGGCTGCATTTTGATATTGTCTCTAGGTTTAATCCTAGCCAACCCACGTTTACCTGTTTTGATTTTCAATTCTCTCGAAGTTAATTCGGGTGCAACTGGGAACAAGTAGTTATAAACGGGGACTGTGGCACAAGCGGCAACAAATGAGAAAAACACCCCCACAAATAAACTCTTGTGTTCACCAATAGTGTTAGTGAAGTCCGCAGGCAAAATACTAGTGAAAAATTTGATATACTCAACTGGTGAAACGAATTTTTTACTGGTAACAGCAACTGACTCCACGCGCTCAATATCAGCTAAAATGTCTTCCTCAGTAAAATTGAGTGTGGATGATATTTCATTCAACCTTTCCTTACACTTAATAGCCAACAAAG